CATCCAAGCTAAGATGACTGAAGCTGCTATCAAGCAGATTCGTGGCACAGACAAGGCTGACCTTATCGTTGCTGGTAACACAATGTATCAATACTATGTAGCTTCTCTCCAAGCTATTCAGCGTATCACTTCTGAAGAATCAGGCGCAGCAGGTTTTGCTAGCTTGAAGTTCTACGGTGGTGGCACATCTGCTGATGTTATCTTGGGCGGTGGTTATGGCGACCAAGAAACAGCTACTTATATGTATCTGTTGAACACCAATTACATCTTCTTACGCCCACACAAAGAGCGTAACTTTGTGCCTATTGGTGGTGAGCGTCAAGCTATTAACCAAGACGCAATCGTGAAGCTCTACGGTTGGGCTGGTAACTTGACAACTTCTAACAGCTTCCTACAAGGCTTGTTGACAACCTAAGAATTAGGGGGAAACCCCTATTCTTTATTGTCTAGTTAATTAATTTAAGGAAAATATCATGGCATATTCAGTATTACCTATCGCTGGTGTTAATTTGACCACCACAACTCCAATCGATTTTGCCTACACAAACGGCACAACTGCTGAGTCAATCCCAGCTTTTGGCCCTTTGGGTGCAGAAACTTTTGGTTCTGACGGCAAGCGTTATGTATTTGCACAAGCTGGTGCAGCTATCACAGCTTCTACAGCAACTTGCACAATCAACGCCTCTACTTTTGTTGCAACTGGTTCTGGTGGTTCTTACACCTCTCCAGCAGTAGCTTTGGCTTCTGGCGACTACGCATGGTTTAGCGCTACTTCTGTTTAATAGGTTTACCCCTCTTAAATTGAAGAAAATGTAGTAAAACTGGGATTCCCTCACAAGGGGAGTCCCTTTTATTTTTTTTTAACAACCTAACCACTTAGGAGAATTAAAAATGGCTATTGAGTCAGATGTTCAAGGTGCAGATATGCACTTAGCAGTTCGTTTCTACAAAAAAGCAATGAAACAAGAAGACGAATCTATTGCTGCTGGTAGACCCATATTCAAAGACTTTGATTTTGTGAATATTGTTGTGCCAGGCAACGGTTTGACCGAAATTGACACCTACGCAAGGGAAGAACACAAAAGACGATTCCCACGCCAATGGGCGCATTACATGAACACCCAAGGCGCAGAGGAAAAAGAAGAAGGCACACCAATCGAGCAATGGCCTTTGGTTACTAGAGCGCAAGCAGAGGAACTGCGTGGTCGTAAATTCCGCACAGTTGAATCCGTAGCTAACGCTTCAGACCAAAATTTGCAAGCTATTGGCATGATTGCTGGCATGAGTCCCCATAGTTTTAGGGAAAAAGCTAGGGCATTTTTGAACTTGGCAAGCGAATCTGCTGAAGCCGAAAAGAAAAATGCTGAAATTGAAGCATTACGCCAAGAAAATGATAAAATCAAGGCTGAAACTGAGGCGAAGCTGTCCAAAATGCAGGAACAAATGGAAGCGCTACTTGCTGCGGTTGCGGAAAAAACCCCAAAACAACGCAAATCTAAAGCAGTAGAGGCCTAATATGTCCCAAACGATGCTACAACTTGTGCAGCAGACGGCAGCCGAATTAAATTTGGCTGTTCCGACTTATGTTGCTGGCAATACAAGCCAAGATGTCCAACAAATCCTTGCATTGATGAACCGTGCTGGTTACGACCTCATTAAAGAGCATGATTGGCAAGCATTACAAGTTCAGTATCGTTTCTACACGCAATGTATTACAACAAACGCCACTACAGTTAATGGTTCTACCGTTTTTACTGTAGATGGCGGAACAGATATTAGCGCAGTAAACAGTAATTGGCAGATTACAGGCTATTATGTGCCTCAAGATACCAATGTGGTTACTGCAAATAACACCACTAAAGAGATTGTAATGAGCCAAATGGCTAGTGGTTCAGGCACAGGTTCTTATACGATTGGTCAAATGGCTTATCCATTACCACCTGACTTTGAAACCATTACAGACCGCACTCATTGGGATAAGACTAAGCATTGGGAAATGTTAGGCCCTGAAGATGCACAGCAATGGCAATGGCTCAAGTCTGGTTATATCTCAACTGGCCCTCGTGTTCGCTGGCGTATTTTGGACAATAAGTTCCAAATTTGGCCTATTATGAATACCCAAGAATATCTTGGTTTTGAATACCGTTCTAAAGGTTGGGCAAGAGCAGCCGATGGCACAGTAAAAAATAGCTTTACAGCCGATACCGATACAACTGTCCTAGATGACAGCATTATCGTTTTAGCTACTAAGCTCAAGTATTTCCAAATTAAGTCTTTTGACACAACCGCATTAATGCAAGATTATCAGCGTTATTTATCAGTTGCTAAAGCCAACGATAAAGGTGCGCCTAACTTGTCATTTGCGCCTTACCCAAGCAAAGTCCTTATCGGCTACGCTAACATTCCTGATACTGGTTATGGAAGCTAATTATGCTTTTACAACAACAAAAGCAAAGAACGGCTGTTACAACCTCTGTGCCAGCACCTTTAGGGGGTTGGAACGCTAGGGACTCTTTGGCTAATATGCAACCGATGGATGCGGTGCAAATGGTCAATTTCTTCCCTACTCCAACCGATGTAACCCTTAGAAAAGGGTGGACTAAAAAGTCTGAAGGCATTACTGGTGAAGTAGAAACCATTATTACTTATCCGCTATTTAACGGTGGATATAAGCTGTTTGCCTTTGCAGACACTCGTATTTGGGATGCTTCCACGCCCACAGCAACACAGGTATTTACAGGTCTTTCTAACGCTAGATGGCAACATGTTAATTTCTCAAACGATAGCGGAAACTACATTGTTGCTTGTAATGGTGTAGACCCTACGATTGTTTATGATGGCACAAGATGGTTCTTTTTAGCAACCACAGAAACAGCTCAAACAATTAGCTCAATTACCCATGTGACTACTACCGCTACTGTGACTACAGCAGCACCACATGGATTAATTTCAGGAAATAGAGTTACTATTTCAGGCGCTACGCCAAGCGCATATAACGGTGAATTTGTGATTACCGTAACAGGTGCAAGCACATTTACCTACACAATGGCATCAAACCCAGGCTCTAATGCTACTGGTGGTTCTTATACCGTTTTAGGCATTACAGGTGTTAATTCCAACACTTTTGTCAATGTTAATTTGTTTAAAAACCGTTTATGGTTTACTGAAAAAAATAGCATTAAAACATGGTATTTAGACCCTAAAGCACTAGCTGGCACAGCAACCGCTATTGATTTCGGAGGAATAGCTCGAAATGGTGGATATTTACAAGCAATGGGAACTTGGACTCTTGATGCTGGACAAGGCGCTGATGACTATGCAGTTTTCGTTACTAGCATGGGCGAGGTTCTTGTATACAATGGCACAGACCCCACAAGCGATGCCACATGGGCGCTCAAAGGAGTTTGGCAATTAGGTCAAACTTTTAGTCGTAGATGCTTCTTTAAATGGTCTGGCGACCTATTATTGCTAACTCAAGACGGTCTTGTGCCTTTGGCTTCTGCTTTGCAATCTAGCCGACTTGACCCTCGTGTAAACCTTACTGACAAGATTTTCTACGCAGTAAGTCAAGCAGCAAGCCAATACTACAATAATTTTGGTTGGCAGATTATTTACTACGCATCTGAAAATATGCTGATTTTGTCTATTCCTACAAACAATGGAATGGAACAATATGTGATGCACACCATTACTAAAGCATGGGCGAGGTTCACAGGAATTGAGGCTTATTGCTGGGTAAACTCAGTAGATAACGACATTCACTTTGGTGGTAATGGATATGTCGGCACATTCTATAGTGGATTCTCAGACAACGGCTCAAACATCGTAGGCAATGTTCAGCAAGCCTATAGCTATTTTGACAACCCTGGTCAATTAAAGCGTTTTACATTGGTTCGCCCTATTCTTCAGACTGACAACGGTATTCCAACTGTTTTGTGCGGTTTGAGTGTGGATTACGATACCGTTCCCTTGACCAATCAAATTAGCTTTAACCCAGCAACCCTTAATATTGGTGTTTGGGACACAGCTACATGGGATGAAGAAGCATGGGGTGGTGGATTGATTACCACTAAGATATGGCAAGGTGTAAGCGGATTAGGCTTTACAGGCTCTATTAACATGAATGTGGCATCACAGGGCATTGATTTCCATTGGGCTTCTACCGACTATGTAATGGAACGAGGTGGCGTTCTTTGATTGAATATAACCAAGAAATTCTTAGGG